GTTGGTAAAGTTGCAGGCAAGCTTATCGAAGGCGCTGGTATCAGTGACTTTGAAAAGAACATCGTTAGCAACGTTCTAGAGAACGCAAGAATTCGTGAAGAGGAAGAAGTTTGCGAAGGTTGTGGCAAGATTCACGAAGACTGTGGTTGCAGCACGAAAGATGTTGTAGACCTTATCTCTGAAAACTTTGAACTCAAGATGAAAATGATTGAGCATGAAGAAATCTTCGAAGAAGAGGGCCAGTGTTCTGAATGCGACGGCGTAGGCGAAGTATGGGGCAAAGCTTGCGAAAAGTGTGGCGGTGAAGAAAAATTAAAAGAAGAATATACAGACAAGACAATCGTAAGCCATTGCTGCGGCGTAGAGAGTGATCCAGATGTTGGCAAGTGTTCTAACTGTTATGAAGATTGCAGTTTCGAAACAGAAGCAGAACATCATGGTGAAGTAAACGAAGCAGACCGAACTCTTGCTGATCCATATGAGCCACAAACAAAGCGTGAATGTTCTAACTGCGGCGATTTCGCATCTGACTTAATGGACAGGCATGGTGATGATCTTTTCTACGTGTGTGACACTTGTGGATTCGAAGAAGAAGACCAGATTGTTAATCTTAACTTTGCTGGTGAAATAGATGAAGCAGAAGGCGAGAAATGTATTCGTTGTCGCAAAGGCACAATGCACAAAGGTGACACAATGATGGGGCCTGCGAAGCAATGTGATCGTTGTGGCTATCAGCTTCAAGTAAACGAAGCAGATTATGACGATCATCACGCAGGTGAGATCGCAGCAGGTGCTCACATGGGACTACCACCAGAAGATGCTGTTGGCATGGACATTGAGCGACCAGATTGCGAAGATTGCGACGGCTCTGGTATTGGCTTAGACGATGTATCTGATTGCTACTCATGCAACGGAACTGGCAAAGTTGAAGACGAGGAAGAATTTGACGGCCAACCATCAGAATATGATGAATGGCAAGACTACATGGGCGGAGATGACTGGGATCAAGGACAGTTCGATGAATCACTAAACGAATTGAGGAAAGCAGCAGGAATTACGGAAGTTGCTGATCCAGCAGCCGCAAATGAATGTCCAGAATGTAAAGGATCTGGCGATGCACAAGATAGCATCTTTGATGAAGATGAGTGCAAAGAATGTAATGGAACAGGCGAAGTAGAGTAATTTATTTCCTCGATAAAGCCCTTCCTGCTTTCAAAAATGATAAATAATAGTATCTGTTAATAAAGACTTGACAGATTTAGTTAGAACGTGTATAATGTGTAAACACTATGCGTTCAACCCAATATAAAAATAATGCAGTTATATTGGGCAACATGGTACGCATTCAAAAATAATAATTATGGAGTAATAATCATGGCTACACTAGCAGAAATGAGAGCAAAACTTGAAGCTCTCGAAAATAACAACAAAAACAAACGTACAACAGGAAGTTCACTCGTCTACCCATTCTGGGAGATTCCTGAAGATTCAACAGTACAAATCCGCTTTCTACCTGACGCTGATCCAGATAATACCTTTTTCTGGAAAGAGATTCAGATGATTAACTTGGAATTCCCAGGTGTCAAAGGCGGCGACGAGAACAAACGAGTTCACATTAAAGTACCTTGCGCAGAAATGTGGGGCGATACATGTCCTGTTCACGCAGAGCTACGACCAATGTTCAAAGATTCCTCTCTTGAGGAAATTGCTCGTAAATACTGGAAGAAACGTTCTTACATTTTCCAGGGTCTCGTAATGGATAGCCCATTGAACGAAGATGAGGTTCCAGCGAACCCAATTCGTCGTATCAATCTAGGAAAGCAGCTTTACAACATCGTGAAGAATGCTTTGATGGATCCTGATATGGAACATCTACCAACAGATTACCTCAATGGAATCAATTTCCGCATCACCCGTACGAAGAAGGGTCAGTATAATGACTACAACACTTCTAGCTGGTCACGTAAAGAGTCCGCTCTTACAGAAGAACAGCTAACAGCAGTTGATACAAACGGTCTAGTTACACTTACTGATTGGATGCCAAAGAAGCCAACAGCAGAAGGTGTGCAAGCTATCTTTGAGATGTTCGAAGCTTCATTGGAAGGTGAACTTTATGATCCAGACCGCTGGGCTGCATACTATCGTCCTTGGGGCCTTGAGTATGATGGCGCAGGCAAGCAGCAGACAACTGAATCTACAGCAGCACCAAAATCAACAGTTTCACCAAATGTTGATCGTGTAGCTAATCTTTCTCCAACAAGGGAAGAGACAGTAGAAGAAGCAGTAGAATCACCAAATGTTTCTACAGCATCAAGTCAAACTGCACAAGACATTCTTGCTAAGATTCGCAACCGCGATAACGCATAAATGATATAGGGGCGAGTTCTTCTCGCCCCTTTCTTTACACTGGAGAATAAGAAAATAGTAAAACCATTCAATCCCGATAAATTTCGGAAGGGAATTACAAAAGCACTTCCAGGCATCGCAGCGGGCTTCAATGACCCCGATACTTGGGTTAGTACTGGAAACTATACACTAAACTACTTGATTTCAGGCGATTTCGAACGCGGAATCCCACTAGGCAAAGTCACATGCTTTGCTGGTGAGTCAGGATCTGGAAAAAGCTATATTGCTGCTGGTAATCTTGTGCGTAATGCGCAAGCACAGGGCATCTTTTGCGTACTACTCGACTCTGAGAATGCGCTAGACGAACAATGGCTACACGCCGTTGGCGTTGATACTAGTCCAGATAAACTACTTCGAATTGGCATTAGCATGGTCGATGAAGTGGCTGGCATCTTACATGAGTTTGTAAAAGACTATGCATCAAAATATGATGGAGTTGACAAAGAAGAACGACCAAAAGTTCTATTCGTAGTCGATTCGTTGGGTATGCTATCAACACCAACAGAGGTCAATCAATTCGAAAAGGCTGATATGAAGGGTGACATGGGACGTAAAGCTAAAGCCCTAAAAGCACTCGTACAGCAAACTGTAAATAGGATCGCACAATGGAACATTGGTTTCGTTGCGACCAACCACACGTATAAATCACAAAATATGTTCGACCCCGATGATGTAATCAGTGGTGGCATGGGTGTTATCTTCGCAAGTTCAATTGTTGTAGCAATGAAGAAGATGAAACTGAAGGAAGATGCAGCAGGAAACAAGATTACACAAGTAAAGGGCATACGAGCAGGTTGTAAAGTTGTAAAATCACGCTATGCTAAACCATTTGAGAGCGTACAAGTACACATTCCATATGATACTGGAATGGATCCGTACTCTGGACTGTTCGATATGCTAGATGGCATGGACTTGTTACGAAAAGAGGGCAATAGCTACATCTATACCGCACTCGATGGAACTGAAATTAAAAAGTTCCAGAAGGCATGGAAGCTAAATACAGACGGTTGCTTGGATAGGGTGATGGATGAGTTCGACAAGATTAAAAAGAACGAAAATTACAATCTTGCTGACAAAATCCACGCAGAAGACGAGCAGACCACTGAAACGGTAGAAAAGGAAGTATAATGGGCATTCACGGACACAGAACAATAAAATGCAAAGAATGTGATAAGACAATTAACACTTGTCGTTGCATGGCTAAAGACAAGACAATCGTTTACGAAACTTGCGATGCATGTAAAATTGTTGCTTTCCATATACAAGAGGAAGAGAAAGATGAGGGATGATTTTATAATTGAATTGTGGACTAGAATGAAAGATTTAATACCACAGAAAGACAGACTAGATGCTGCTGATGCTCTTATTTGTATTTGTGATGAATATGGATATGCAGATGGAATTGAGCTACGAGCAGATTTGGACAAAGAACTTCATGCAGCCGTACATACATACTTCGGTGAAGAGGATCTAGACGATCTTGAAGAAACAGAGGATGAATATTACTAATGAAAGTACTAATTGAAAATTTTATCGAAAAGATTGAAACAGGCGATGGAGAAAAGGCATTGGAAGCAGTTGATCTTATTCTAGAGAAACTTGGTGGTGATGTGGACTTGATTACTGAGATTTGTGATCCAACAATAATCACAAATTTAC